TCTAGCTTGACCGCCAGCTTTGCTGCGTGCTGCTTGGTGAATCTTTGAGTAGGCCCAATTTGGGAGAGCCTCTTTAGCAAGCTGCAAAGCGTTTTCTAGATACGCTTTACTGGCTTTCTCAATATCGGATTTCTTATTTCGGGACGCGATTGAGTTTGCCCAGCGCTTCCCTGCGTCACCGCCCCAAAGTTTCCACGCGATCAAACCAGCCCCTGGGTAGCCATCTGCCCCGCGATCTCTATTCTTGGGAGATTTCAAATCAACCTCGTGTCTCGCAAAATAGGACACCATTCGATTGATTGTCTCAAGAGGTATGCCGTCGCCGTTAGCCAAGTTGCGAGCACGGGCGACGCCTACAGCCGTACCACCCCGACCATGTTCGCGTCTCATTTTGAGACCTAGCTCGGCTTCTTCTTGAACACCCTTTGGCGGCTTATAAGATTCCTGTTTTGCTAAAGGGTCCTCTTCTGCAAACTCAGGGTCGGGCGTCCCGTACTTCTTCAGCCGCTCGGGGTCGTGTTCTTCTACGATCTCAAAATCGAAAAACTCTACAGCACCTTCGTGGGGCGTGTAGTCTCTTGGCATCAAAACAGGGCCGCCAGCATAATCCATCCAGTGATAGCCTGCAGGCGGTTTTAGCTTCATGCTATCGGCTTTCTCGATTTGGGATTTCTTGGTTGATCGCGAATGGCTCTTAGGCAGCAAATCGTTGTCCGTTATGTATTTGGGATTTTTAGGTTTGCCTGTGCCCATCAAATGTAGAAAGGCGTTCACTCTTGCAATCGCCCACTGATCCCGACTTGAGACAGAGGGTCGGTGAGATGTAGAGAACGCGCCAGCGCCTCTTCTGAACACAGCTTTGAGTTGTCCCATATTGACATGCTTGGAAGGCGTGTCTTTGTATTTCTCGTTATGGGAATCACGCTTATTCTCTAATGTCTTGATATTGGCCTCAGATAGTTTAATCCCACCTCGACCGCCAGAAGCAGAGCCTTCTGGGTTTTGGGAACTACCCCTGCGACGTTCGCTCGGCTTGGCGGGTGTCTTCGGGTCGTCCTTCTGTTTCTCAAAACGGGAACCAGCGCGTGATGTCGCGATAGCTGCCGCCTTCTCTTTGTCGCCTGTCTCTTCTAAAACAGCTTGATAGATTCTGTCCCATTCTGCGGGCTTGGATACTTTACTCATCTTTGCTCTCCTCTTCTGGGACAAACGACTTTCCTACTTCGCCCATGATGTCATCGGCTTTGTCTGTGCTTAGGTTGAAAGCTGTGGCGATGATTTCAACGCCCGAGCCTCTAGGCAGTAAACCGCCAGCAACGTTCTGGATGATCTCAAGAAGGGACGAAACTTGAGCGCCGTTGAGAGTAACAGCCGCGACGGGTGTCTCCTGATCTACATCGATGCCTTCAGTCTCTTCGTCTGATTCCTCTTCTGGGACTGTTTCAACAACGTCCTCTTCAGGCTCGTTAAGCTCGGCGTCCATATCTCGAAGCAAGTCCAACCCATCGTCTCGGGCTGTCCCAGTTTGAGCCTTAGGCAAGTTCGCAAAGTCACGAACCCAACCTTCGAGTTCGTCGTCAGGCGTAATGACTCCAGCACTAACAAGACCAGCAAGGGCTCCAGCGATCTCTTGAACGTCGGGTGTCTCAATATCGGAAAATACCAATTTGGGATAATGCTCTGCATCGTTCCAACCGTTCAATCGCATAAGTCTTGGGATGGCTTGAGTGTTGAAAGTTGTGGCGATGCCTTGCAAGTAAGTTCCCAGAGCTTGGGCGAATAAGGCGGTCTTGTTGCTACTTAGAGCAAACGACCCCACGCCGTCCATTCCCAAAAGAACAAACTCCCCCAAAACCGATAAGGCTATTCGGCTCTCGTATCGCTTGACGATTTGATCGACATCCATCGGGCGTCTGCCGCCTGCGTTTAACAGACTCAATTTGAAACCTGTCGGGTTGCCGTCAATGTCAGTATCGGACGGGATCACCACGCCCTCGTATTCATCGCGTCGAATCTTTTGGATCATATCTCTGAAATCATCGACGACCGCTTTTTGGGACGAGGTCGCATTGCTCGCCAGCAACTCGACAGGCACCTGCATAACTGGCAGACCAGCCAAGTCCCGCTCGATCCCGATGGCTTCGATCTCTTGTATTCTTTTAAGGAAGTACCAAGAGCGGTAAGCGTTTCTCAAAATGCTACGACCCTCTGGGTTGTTCTTGTGTGTCTCAGTCCTAAAATGCAACGCCTTCTCAAGCGGGATATAGACCTGCTCATAGTTCGGCGGGGCCATTTGCCATAGACCTAGAAGGGCACCCTCTTCGTCAAACTCCCATTTGAATAGTGTGTCCTGAGATCGGACAGCGAACTTGCGCCAGCCAACTCGACCATCTGAGAAGTTGCTACTCAATTTGGGATCTTCGTTGTGGCCTCTTCGCATTTTGTAGAGAAGCTCAAAATAGGACCAGCCAAAAGGCAAGAACGATAAAACCTCTGCGAGAAAGTCTGGCCAAGATACGCTCATGTCCTCAATACAGGACTCTAGAAAATTGGCGTACTCGATAGCCGTTGGGTCGTCACTCGCTTTATGGATTTGGGATTTGGTTTGTCTAATCAGAGTTTTGATCGCGTAGAGTAACGCTCCCACAACGGGATCATTGTCCCGCATCTCTGTATAGATCTTGTGGCCCTTGTCGCCTTGCAATTGACGAAGCCACTCTTCGTCTATCTGCCCAGCTTGCCTGTTTAAACCAGTGGTTCCCAGGACATCTAGAAAATCGAACTTGTTGGACTGTTCCTCATTATCGGACATAGCTTATCTCTTTCTGCCTCTCAGCCTTGCTGCCACTTGTGCCGATATGGGACGGACACTGCATCGGCAATTAATAATCTCCCCAGCGGCACCGTACTTGCTTCGTAGCACTTTGCCGCCTCTTTTGAATCTACCTTCAGCCCCAGGGTCGCCTGGGTACAAAAGTTCTGATCCTGTTTTGGGATTCTTAAACGGCTCACCCATTCTGCGGATTTGACCGTTCAACGCTTCGTGATGTCTGCGTCCCGATTTGCCATCGTCGTTAGCCAGCCATATCAAATGAGTTCTACCCATAGCTTTGCCAGCTTCCATGCGCCCGTAGTTTCTTGCGGCGTTGATCTCTGTTCTGGCTATCATTCGCGATCTGGCTAACAAGCCATCTTCGGTGAATCTATCGCCCAGAGCTTTCAAATCCTTCGGCGCCTCTTTTTGGGATTTCACTTCTAGCAGTCTTTGAATCCTTCGAGCGATAACGTCCGTATTGGGCGTAGGTGTTTCCTGCAACCACTTGAACAGTGCTTTCCCTACAGCCCTTTGGAACTCTCTCTCAATTCGGGAATCGAGCCCACGGATCATTCCCTTCTTGCGCTCAAGGTAATCGGCGATGAACGGATCTGGGATTTTCCATTCAGAGCCCATCATCTCTTTGCCGCTATCGTCGATTTGCTTTAACCCATAATAGGACAGAAGCTTGATCAGGCGCTCTTGTTCTGGCCCATTCGCTTTACGAACCTTTTTGATTTTGCCAGTCTCTTTGATCTCTTTGACCATATCGCGAATGAGTCGCCGTCGTTTCACTTTGAGATATGCGAGCAATGCCGCAGATAAGGACACGGCGCGCGCTTCTATCTTGCGGCTCTCGCGTTCTGTTTCACCTCTTGCGAAATCTTCTTCCTCTATTGGGACTGGTTCTGCCATTACATCTTCCACCCGCTTGGTCTGGTACTTGCGTTTGAGTCTATACGAATATCAATGGAGCGTTTTGAGTCAAGCTCAGTTATGGCATAAACCAAAGCGTCGAGCCTGTCGGGACTGCCATTCGCATATTCGGGCGAGTAGTTGCAGAGCTGGTCCTCAAGTGCAGAGTGAATACCGACGTGGTGGACACGACCCTGCTCATACCGGCTTGCGACTGGTTCTGCGCGGACCCACTTACCTTTGGCTGCGTGTATCATTTTGATACTGACCGACTTATCAATCTGTCTCAAAATGCGATCGACCAAGTCACCGCCCTGGTTGACTTCCACAACTATCCGATCAGCCTTATAGAGTTGATAGCGTGTCACAACTGCCCGAGCCCATTTATCAACGCTTGTCTTCATCGTCCCATCTTCGATCACGTAGAAGTCACCGTCCTCACCTAAACCAGCTACGATGATTCCCGTTTCATCGCTTGTCCCATTATTGGTCACGGCTGGGTCAACGCCTACAACTATGCGTCTCAAATTAGGAGGCTGGTGCACACGGTGTTGATCGATAATGCTTCTGGTCCAGAGTGCGCCGGGCATCTCTTCTAACAACTCGGCGTAGATCTCTTGCTGTCCCAAACTGGTACCTTTGTATTTCTCGATCATCTGCTCCAAGAACACGGGTGCCAAGTTGTCTCGATTTGCGAATGTGTTGCCACGGGTGACGTAGGTCGTCTCAGCCTTGACCAAATCTTTGATTAGCTGAATGGGACGAGGTGTTGTGGTTACGACGCAGCGCGGCGACATTCCCAATCTGAGACCGAACATCATTTGATCCCAAGTTGCGTATGGGTACGCCCACGCGGCAGCCTCGTCTGCCCAGCAAAGGTCGTGCTGTGGTCCTCGGAGCTGATCGGGTTTTTCAGAAGTGTAGCAATGTGCGACTGCCCCATTATGAAACGTAAGGCGACGGCGAGATGGTTCGTACAACGGGCGCTGATCTGGCGGGTAGCAATTTAGGATTCCGCTTGGGCCAGTAACCATGACGTCCCGCACGTCTGCGGCTGTACGGCCAATTAGAGCTATTCTACGATACTTTCCCGAATCGACACACGAACGAATATACTCGGCACCCGTTCGTGTTTTCCCAAAACCGCGACCTGCCATAATGAGCCACACGCGCCAATCAGTGTCAGGCGGTAGCTGTTCAGGTCGAGCCCAGAAGTTCCAGTCCCATCTTAGGTCAATGAGTTGTTTCGGACTCAGTCTCGATATGAGATTCGCCCTCTCCTCTTCGGGTAGCTGCGCGATCGAGTGCAGCTTGGATGATGCTTCTGGCGGCTTCGGACTCTTCTTCAATTCTGATTGCTTCTCCATCTCTACCAGTTAGCTCCGTTCGTTGTGTATCGTTTTGGTCCAGCAGTTGTTTGCCGAGCCAGATCTGCATGGTGACATTTCCTTGTGCCGCGTTTTGCCACTGAAGTCTGCGAAGAGATGCCTTGCCTTCAGATCGTGCTTTCTCGATCACGTCTCCCAATTTGGGATCGTTCTTTAGCATAGTGTACCAGTAAGTGACATTGATGCCCAGACAAGATGCAATCTCCTCATTGGTGCAATGAATGCGAGCCAGACGCTCGGCGGCTTCATAGTCGATCTGTTTCTTAGGTCGTGCCATGTGTATCGTTCCTGGATTGAGGTTTAGTAGTTATATGATGGCACATTATCTCATTCCTGTATTGGGAGGACCTGAAATTTTTTCCAAAATTTTGGGGGTGGCCCCCTCCGCAATCTGGGATTTTTTGAAAATGGTTTATGCCCTGGGAGAAGGAGGGTCTGTTTTGGGACGGGGGGGTGGCCCTAGCAATTTCCCAGAATGGGACCCAAAAACCTGAATGATTACAGCCGGTTACGAGGTTTCCTGTTTTGGGATTTTTATTTTGGGATCGGCGCAAGCTCCGTGCCAAAAAAGGAACGGGCCGACCGACCCAAAACGGGATTCTCGGTTTGGGACGTGTCCCACTTTGCGGCCTGCCGCATTTTGAGGCGTGCCTCATTGTGCGGCGTGCCTCATTTTGGAACGTGCCTCATTGTGCGGATGGGTCACCGAGTGAGGCGTGCCTCATTGTGAGGTTCGTTCACGCAGTGAATCGTCCGCGCTAGCCTGGGCATCCTGGTCGACCGCAGGTTGCCAGCATTTGAAAAAGTCTAATGATTTCAAGGGTCGCCGCAATTTGGGTCAACCATAGGTCGCCTGGATAGCCTGGACGATTTTTAAAAAGTGTAATGATTTCAGGGAACTTCCCAAAATAGGATTTTAGGAGGCACCGGACGTTTTGCCAGCGTTTCAAAAAACGTAATGATTTCAAGGGTCGTCTCAAAATGGGTCGATTGGAGGCGCCGGACGTTTTGCCAACATTTGAAAAAACGTAATGATTTCAAGGGTGGGGTCAAAATGGGTAAGCCGGATAGCCTGGACGGTTTTTAAAAAGTCTAATGATTTCAAGGGTCGTCTCAAAATGGGTCAATTGGAGGCGCCGGATGATTTGCCCTTATTCCTAAAACCGTAATGATTTCAAGGGAGTTCTGAAAACGGAGGTTTTAGGTCGAGCCGGATAACCTGTCCCATTTCCGAAAAGCGTAATGATTTCAAGGGCGGGGTCAAAATGGGTCGCCTGGATGATGTGGATAATTCACGCAGTGAGGCGAGCCGCATAATGCGGTTCATTCACGCAGTGAAACGAGCCGCACTGTGAGGCACGCTCACTCAGTGAACTAGCCGCACTCCGCGCTGGTTTTCTAAGTCCAAGCACGTGGGGACCTAGCGGTGGTTTAAACGGGTTCTAGTTTATGCGGTTCATTCACGCAGTGAACCGCGCCGCATTGTGAGGCAGGTTCAATCAGTGAGCGATCCGCGTCGGCGCGGCCCGGTCACGCGCTGCGGCGAGCCTCGTTATGGGAACCGCGTTCCCAAAATGGGAATCAGGCGCGTGGGTCATTCTCGGAATGCGGATCCCAGTTTAGGAAAATCCCATTCCCGGAATGGGAAATCCCATTCTCAGAATGAGACATTTTTAAGGAGCTTGTTTAACTTCATATCAGAACCTACCAGATATATTCATTCCCAGTAGAGGACATTCAATCGATGACCCAACCTGCGAAGTTCCCAAATTGAAAAACCTTAGTCATGTCCGTTGTCTCATTCTGCATCAAAGGGCGTTGTGTTCCCATTAGGGACAGTTCCTTTTGAATGATGTCCGTGGCGTCTACTCCCGTTGCTACTTTCCCAGCTAGAGCCAGTCGCCACATCACTGTCCCAATATAGCCATAGGGACTTTCGAACTTATCGAACACGATAATGGCCCCTCCCTTTTTGCGACTAGCGCGCAGGCGATCCATCAATCGTTCTCTTCGTTCTGGTGGGATGAACATGAGAACAAGAAAGCATATGGCTACATCAAACGGGGGGATCTCAATATCGGTCACGTCCGCAATTAGAAGCCCGTCCTTATTTGGGCCAGCGTATAGATCTGCCATCTCCTTCGATGCTTCGATGGGAATGAAGTTAGCTGTACGGCTTTCAAGTGTAGGTCTAAGTGCGTTTCCTATATTGCCAGTAGAACACCCTATATCGAGAACTGTTCCGCTTTTGGGAATGTAGTGTCGGGCAATGTGTGCAACCATTCCCGTGGCTAGTTCGTACCAGGGTAGCTGACTTCTAACGTGACGATCAAAAGCCGTTGCCACCTCTACTGATTCGAACGTCCAGTCGGTGGGTATCTTCATAGTCGGTCCAATACGTGTCTTTGAATTGTCTTCCCAATGTGGGACATCATTACGGGGGGGACTGATCTCCCCAGTCTCTCCCATTGCTGATGGAAGTCGCCAGTGAGTATGAAGTCCTCTGGGAATGAACAGATCTTTCTCAATTCAGGAATGTTATACATTCGACGTTCGAGAACTCCGTTGGGTGCCTGTGCCTCAATATAGGTCCCACCACTCAGATACGCAGTCGGCGAAACCTTAGAACCACTCTGAACTATGGTTGAGGCTGGTCGTGTTGTGGGTTGCCAGTTATCTGGGAATCCGCCTCGTTGTTCTCTTATGACCCAAGGTAGGACTTCTCTTACGGTGTGTTGATATGAAAGCGGTTCAGGGTGAACTGGTTTCAAATTGAGATCACTGCGAACACCTACAAAGATTGTTCTTTGCCTTTGCTGCGGGACTCCAAGCCATTGAGCATCTAAGACCCTACACGAAACGTTGTAGCCACATTCCTTTAATGCGGCAAGGATGATCTTGAAATAGCCTTTTGCTTTTCCTTTTACGAGACCAGAGACATTCTCGGCCACAAAGGTCTTTGGCTGTAGTCCTTTAATGAGACGGACATATTCAAAAAACAAATCATCGACACGTTGCTGGACGTCTGAATACTTTTTGACCTTGCCCCAGCCGGCATCCCTTGTGCCCGAAGTTGAGAACGAAGCGCACGGTGGTGAGCCGTCGAACAAATCCAACTGTCCTATATCGAGATTTGTTTTCTCAAGTATGTCCCGTGGGTGAATCTCTCGGACGTCTCTTGTATCAAGATAGGAATTCGGGTGATTCGCTTTATACGTTTCCTGTGCTGCCTTTACGAACTCGACTGCATAAAGAACGCGATAGCCAGCCATGCGATACCCAAGACAGGAACCGCCTGCACCTGAAAAGGTGCTGACTACGTTGTACCCATTCCAGGGCAGACGTTCGATCTGCCGCATTGTAGGAATGCTATACTCTGGTTTCACTTTGGGGATCCACTCCACTCATACGAGCACTTAGGACAACGGAAGTCCGTTTCGATGTCTTCACCAAGTTCCTTAAATTCATCGGGTGGGCCCATCCCAGTTGTGGAATCAACTAACTCTTTCAATTCGTCACCAGTGAAGCCCGTTGCCTCTGCAAGGTCTTCGTCCTGAATTGCTAAAGCCGATAGAACTTCCGAAAGTGCAGCGTCGTCCCATTGTGCTAATTCAGCAGTACGGTTGTCCGCAATTGCGAACGCTGTGGCCTCTGCCCCTTTTAGAGTGGTTCTGACTACGTTTATGGCTTGCCAGCCAAGCTCCTTCGCAGAAAGGAAAGTCCCATTTCCAGCAATCACTATATTGTCAGAATTAACCACGATGGGTTTTTGCTGTCCGAAAGTGAGAAGGCTTGCCTTGATTGAATCAAGGTTCCTATTGCTGTGTTTTCTAACGTTGGCTGGATCTGGGAATAACGAATCAATTGGCGCTGATTCAATTTGCATGATCTGCCTGCTCCTTTAGATACCGTTTTAATTCCTGAACTGCGACAACTCGCTTTCTAGGACCTAACAACCAGGATCTAAGATTTCCCGAATTGCTCCACCTACGAACTGTAGACATAGACACGCCAAAGATCTTGCTGACCTCTTTTAGGACATAGACTGCCTTATCCTCTGGCAGATTCGCACTTTGGCACATCATGCTCCACATCTCTTCGATGATATCCGAATCGGGACTATTTATCGCATTTTGAGTCATACCCCTACCCTACCAATCGAATCTATGCTTTTCAATCCTTTTGTGTTCCTAATGTGGGATTGTGTTAAAATGGGAACGGGAGGGGTCATGGGGCCAATCTATCTTTTGAAGGACGTGATTAGAAAAGTCCAAAAAACAATGAACCAGAACGACGCTGGTATATGGCACCCTTTATTCCCAGAACGAAGCACAGGCGAGTTGGCAGATCGTTTATGTGAGCTTTCCGTGAGAGTTCAATCCCAATCCGAAACTGATACTAAAACGTTTTCGGAAATAGATTCTATTGGTTTCGTTCTGGACAAATCCCATTTCGATTATTTGTGTCCTGAGTTTCAAATGCTTTGGAGTATTCACAAAGATTTAAACGAAATGAAAAACCCAAATCGAGAATCCAACTTAGAGTATTTCCGCAAAAAGAGATTAATCGAAATTAAAAACAGAACGAGAGAATCCCTAATTGCGACCATTGATATTCTTAAAGACCCAAAATAGGAACGCTGGGACCCCCGGACCCCTGGACCCCCTGTTTCAAACCTCCTTATACTCTCTTATGTCATTCCCATTTTGGGATTGAATCTTACTCTCCCTTATTTACTTCTCTCTCTGAGGGGGGAAGGGGGAGTAAGAGCTATAACCCCTCGATATCATTGACGTTTTCAGTGGTCCCCTTTTGGGACCCCCAGACGATCAAAGGGGGGCATCCCAAAATGGGAATATGTCACTTTGGGACAAATAATCATTGAGTGCTGCTATGTGCTATGATATGAGCGTATGAGGGGTCCCCTGTCTCATTCCGAGACTGGGACAATGTGTCAAAACAATACGAGGGGTGATCATACATGACCAATCCAGATGGTATTCGGGAACTTACGTTTTCACGTTTCCGAAGTGCAAAAGGTATTCTCAAATCGAAACCGATATCAAGAACATGGGAAGAATGGATTCCCGTTTTAACAACTCACAAAACAAGCTCAGATAAGGACACGACCAATTTTGTTTTTGGCAAAATAGGAACTGGCGAAACTCGCAACGATAAGAACGTTGAGTTCATCGACGCAATGGCGTTGGACATCGATTGCGTTTCCGATGAAACACTTGAGCAGGTCGTGGACAAGCTTTCCCAATTTGAGTTTGTGATGTTTACTTCCTTCAATCACAAGTCTCCTGATCTACCTATAGAGGCCAACAATAAAGTTCGTATCATTTTGCCACTAGAGGAGCGTATCGCCCCAGGCGACTACAAGAAAATACAATCCCGTTTTGATGCACTCATTGGTGGCGAGAACGATAAAGGCGTTCGCAAAATAAGTCAGCCTTACTACATTCATTCGTGTCCTGTTTCGAGAAAGCCTCATGCGTTTTCTATCTACAACTCAGGCGACTGGATCTCAATTCAGGACTTACCTGAAATCACTGTAGCCGAGAGCGTAGCTGCCGAAGAGTTTGCATCTACTATGCAGATCTCAAAACAGGACTTAAGAAAAGAGGCACGGCGCCTCGGTCGCGCAAGTACAGACCACAAACGCAAAATGGGAATTTATCTTGAGCGGGTTGCAGATGGTGAAGCGTTCGTAACAGATCAGACCAGGGACAACGTTATGTTCCTGATGGCTTGTCACCTTGCAGAGACTTGGCCGAACATCGACGCAAACCACGCAGCAAACCTATTCAGAGATAGTTTAGAAGCACTTTATCAAGTGCGCCAATTTGAGATTGGTGTGAGTGGTGCGATTACCGAAATGGGAAATAAGATAAGACGCAAGCAAGAACGCATTGCAGAAGAACGTGCCGAGCAAGCCCAAGTCCGATTATCAAATCGAGAACGAATCAATAGAAACATTCGGCCAGACGGACAGTCCCACGACTACACGGACGAAGAGATGCAAGCGATTGCAGACATGCAACGTGTGGAGCGTTCCGAGATTGAGAAGATGGCAATCGTGTACTGCGGCTCGGCTAACTTCTTTATGACCCAAAGTGGGTACGAAGGTCCGTTCGGTAAAGACGATGCAAACGAAGCGGTCAGAGAGTTCTTGTGTCCTTTTGGGAATCGCATTGCGCTAGACTCAGTTAGTTCAAATGGCAACACGTCGCCAAAGACCATAAGCAAACTGCGAACGCAGTATGGCCAAGTGGCGAAGCGAATCGAGGCAGACATTAGTAAGCCTTATTCTACATTCAATCCCAGAACGAAAATATTCACTGAGGCAACTGCCCGACGCGATCTCAATTTGAAACCTGTTTACCACGCCGAGATAAACGAATGGCTTACGGCGCTAGGCGGTGACCTTTCAGAGAAGCTCCTAGACTGGGTCGCAAGTGTAACGAGACTGGACCGAGTTTGTTGCGCCCTTGTTCTTCAGGGCTCGCAAGGCATCGGCAAGTCTCTGTTGTGTTTCGGTCTTGCGAATCTATGGGAGGTTGGTGTCCCTACTAATTTGCAAAATGCGACAGGAGCATTCAACGGCACGCTGGCAAAGATGCCTTTGATCGTTGCTGATGAAGGAATGAACATGAAGGACGAACAAATGTCCGAGAAGTTGCGTTCCTTAATTGCGACACAAAGCCGAGAGTTGAATCGCAAGTATCTTCCGGTCACTCAATTGAAAGGTGCCATCCGTCTCATTATCACAACGAACGAAGACAACGTCCTGCAGTTCAAAGGCACTCACACAAGTGAGTCCACAGAGGCGATTGCGAAGCGATTCCTAAAAGTGGAAGCAGAAGAGGAAGCAAGAAAGCATATGGTCAGAATGGTTCGAGAGGGCCGGCAGGCTGACTGGATGCTGAAGATGATTCCAGAGCACGCGCTATGGCTGTCCCAAAACAGGGAAGTGATTCCTGGCGATCGCTTCTTGGTCGAAGGTGCAGTGGACGAGAACATCGTGGCGCTTGTCGTAGACAACGACTCCACATCCCTAATTTGCGAATGGTTGGTCAACTGGCTCATGAGCCCTAACGCGCTAGATCATAACGCTAACTTGAGCAACCTACATAGATTCGATTCCCATACTGGGAAGATTGAGATTGCAGCCTACGCGATTCAACAAGCGTGGGACACTTATCTTTCCCAGTATAGGATTCTAGATTTGAAAGACATCGGTAAGGCTCTGTCTGCCATCAGTGTCAAAAAGAACAAGGCAGAAAGAAAACGTGTTCGCGAAATCGGACACGGCAAGAAGCGAGTGTTGCACGAAGTGATTCCAATCAACTTGAGATCTTGGGTTCAGAAGTATCGGCCAGAGATCGCAAGTGAGTTTGATCAGTTAATCAAAGCGGCGCCTCGTTTGGAGGTAGCAGGTTGAAGGCTCAGCACAAAATAAGCGCGTCCCAATTGAAGACGGCGTTTGATCCCAGTACGGGATGCAAACGAAAGTGGGCCTTTAATAAGATTGAAGGCATCACAACACCATCTACAGCATCGCAGGCGCTCGGCACTCGTATGCACGAGGTTGGCGAGAACTATTTGCGAAATGGGACACTGCCAGATCTCAAAAAGAAACCAGACAGAATCTTCGCGGCTGGGATGCACTTGCTTCCTGATCCCAAAACGATAACAGGTGTAGAGGTGCCCTTTGATTTAGTGTTCAATGAGAAGGTCACGTTCCATGGCTTCATCGATTTCATGGGCCCGAACTTCGCAGGCGATCACAAGTCAACGAGCAACTTCCGTTACATGCTTAGTCCCAATAAGCTACTGACGGATCCTCAAGGTGTGATCTACGGTATGCAGGTAGCGAAGCAATTCAATTTGGGACTGACGGACAAGCTTAGTTTGATCTGGGTCTACTACCTAACACGAGGTAAGCCAGAAGCTAGAAAGCTAGAAGTAGAGACAACAAGAGTCCAGCTTGAGAGAACCTATTTCCCATTAGCGGAACAGGCCACAGAGTTGGTCGAGCTTAGAAACACAGTTGAACGGGCGCTAGACGTTGAGCCCAACTACAGAGCATGTGGTGCATACGGCGGTTGTCCGTTTGCCTCAAAATGCGAACAATCGAAACCAGTTTACGCTGGTCTAGAGCAAAACCCAAAAAAGGAAAATGATATGTCCAGTTTGTTAGATCGCCTCAAGGCGAGATCCGCAGCCGCTAAAGGCCAATCAGTAACAGTAGAGCCAACGAAGGAACTCATCGTAGATGTGCCTTCAGTTGTGCAAATCAACCCGCCTCAAGTTGAGGCACAGGAGTCTGAAGAAGTGAAGGCAGAAGCAAAGCCGAAGAAAACTAGAGGTCGCCCGAAGGGTTCGAAGAACAAGCCGAAGGTGAATCCCAAAGTGGCACAGGCTCTCGATGCACTTGAGTCTGGCGAAGCAAAGCCGAAGCGCACCAAGCCGAAAGTAAAGGCAGCGCCACCAGAGGTTGCAGTGATCCCAGAACAGGAAGCCACAGTTGCGTGCGACGACACGACAACGATTTCCCAAGATGGGGTTGAGCTTGTTCAACCTACATCTGGCTACACCCTGTACATCAACTGCGTCCCATCTTCGGGCGGCACTGATATCACGCAACGTCTGTCCGAGATTGCGACTCAGTGTGCAGAGGACAACGGCGTTGATCATTACCGTTACATTCGCTTCGGCGAAGCGCCAGCGCGATTCTCAAAATCGGTCGCGGACGATCTCAAAGGTCAGCCACTGCGTGGTAAGATCATGGTCGTTGATACAAACCTGATGGTGCGGGACTGCATTGAAGTCCTAATCCAGAACGCATCAGAAGTGGTGCGAGCTATTAAGTAAGGATCTCAAAATGAAAAAATGGTCACTGATCTTTCTGCTATTAAGTCTCCTGGGATGTGTTACCCCCGCTTCCCAGATTGACCCAAAGGTTAATTACCAAGTCGTTTGCGCAACTGCACTTGGTAAAGAAATGATCAGTGGCCAGTTTTCCCAGATTGAGATTTTAGATGGTGGCGCGTTTCTCTTGCGCTCGGCGTCGGGGCGGCGCGTCATCGTCAATGGTTTTTGTCTAGCGGTTGAGCTTCGATAGGTTTCAAAATGAAAACGGTGCTTAGGTCTAAAGAGTTTCGCAGAATAGAACAGCTACCCAGGCGAGACTGGAAGACCGAATACGGCTCCCGCATAGACAGGCTCACACAGGACTTGAGAACGCCGTCAGGGACGATGAGTCTCAGAATGGTACAAGGGTGCGCCCTGCTAGAGATCGGGCTTCAGGGCGGTCTCTTTGCGCCTATAGGGGTGGGTCACGGTAAGACTCTGATCAGTCTTCTCGCTCCCATAATGACATCGTGCGAACGACCACTACTGATAGTACCTGCACAGCTACGGCAAACGACCGTGTCAAAATATTGTCGTGAACTGTCAAAACATTGGCACATCCCATCCTCATTTTGCGACGGCTCCCGAGTGATTTCCTATGGCGCACTCAGTACCAAAAAGGGACAGCACCTTCTCGAAGAGTTGAATCCCGATTTGATAATCTGCGACGAGGTGCACTATCTAAAGGCAGCCAGTTCAGCTAGAACGAAACGATTCCTGCGATACATGCGAGCAAATCCCGAAACGAAATTTGTCGCAATGTCGGGCACTGTAACCAAGAAGTCCATACGCGAATACTGGCACCTTCTCAAATTGGCACTGCCCGATGATTGTCCTTTACCGTTACGCTGGAACGAGATGTCAGACTGGGCGAACGCACTGGACGAGAACGTTCGTCCCGAAATGAGAACATCCCCTGGGGCACTGCGTCATTTATGCGAAGAGGGCGAGACGCCACGCGATGGCTATCGCAGAAGATTGATCGAGACACGAGGCGTGCTGGCTACAAGCGAATCCGAACTTGGGACATCGTTGGTCATATTGAAACAGAGTCCCAAAGTGCCACAAGCTATCAACGCCGCATTGCGTCAATTAAGAGAAGAGTGGGTCACCCCTGGGGGCGAGGACGTGTCCGACTCTCTGGACTTCTATCGCAAGGCTAGAGAGATTTCGTTTGGTTATTACTATCGCTGGATTTGGGACAAGAGTGTTTCGCCATCGCAGAAGGCTGACTGGTTAGCAGCAAGATCAGAGTGGCGGCAGCTAGTAAGAAGAGAATCCAGAAAGCCAGAGACCGATACAGAGCTTTTGGTTTGGAATGCTTATTCATCAGGTGTCCTAAATCGAGATCGAGAAATATTCGAAGCGTGGCAGAGAATCAAAGAACAAACGCCACCACCCAAGACTGAGCCAGTATGGTTTTGCGACGACATGCTAAAAGGTCTCAATCTGGGTAAAGAGCCCTGTCTGGTTTGGGTAGATAGTAAGGCGCTGGCTGAGAAGCTGGTGAGCATGTATGACTTACCGTACTACGGTGCGGGTCAAAATGATACGAAAAGATTGCTGTCCCATATTGACACAAAGGCGGGTCATGGTATTGTCAGCATAAGGGCACACGGTACGGGCAAGAACTTGCAGGCGTATTCAGTGAGTCTGGTTTTGACACCCCCTGGTTCGGGGGCGACCTGGGAACAACTTCTGGGTCGCCTTCACCGCCCGGGTCAAAATGCGGACGAGGTTTTATTCAAGGTATGGCAGCACACAAAAGAACTCAGAGCAGCGTTTGATCAGGCTTTGAGCGATGCTTCCTATATTGAGACAACACTAGGTTCGAAACAGAAACTGTCCTACGCTAACATCGTGGACAGAAAACAAGGCGAGGCGAT